CAAAGAAACCATTTTCAGACATCCAATAAGCTGTACCATCAACCTCCATACATGCATTTTTTCCTAACAATCCACAGTTAGTACCAACTTGTTCAAATGAGAAAGTAAAGGGTTGACCAACAAATTTCATTAGAAACAAAGCTGTATCTGTCCATACATAGATTGCATCCCTACCTTTAATAGCTCCCATAATCATAGAACCATCAGCAAGCCTCTGTGTGCCGGCTGTGTTGTTTGCTTTAACTGTATAAGAATCTGATTGATCAATACTCTCTTGAGAAGAAAATCTTAAAAACATGTCGTCTTGAGTTGTAGTTGTTCCAATTGTAGTTTCTGTTCCAAAAAATACTAAGTGTCTATCGGGTGTAGATACTAGTACATGACGTGATGCTGTAGGTGCATTTGATAATACTGTAGCTCTAGTAGAAACAGCTGCAGGTCCTGCTGCATCCCATTCAAAACATTTACCGTTATAAATAAGGGCAATTAATTTTGTTCCATAGTTGTCTAATACCCATAAACCTGGATCAATAGTAAAGTCAGCAGAAGATGCTTCACCCCAAGCAACATAATCAGATATGTTTGTTACTGTATCTCCTCCACTATGTGATGCTTTGGTTGTACCATTGACTTCTCTGGCACCACCACTTAAAATATTTGTAGAAGTATTATTGGCTGCAAAACTTATGTCTTCTGAACCAATTCTTATTTCTCCTGAAGATGGAAAAGCTGATGAGTTAGTTAAAGGAATATCAGTTACAGCGTCATTAATACCAGAAGCTAGTGTTGTAGTTGCTGGACCCAAAGCTGTACCACCAAACAATCCTGTACCCCAACCATAACCACCTAATTGTTGGGAAGGTCCTACAGTATAATAACATAATACAGAAGTACTATTACCATCACTTGTAGTTAAAGGTGTTCCTGATTCTTGAGTAGCCATCGTGATTGTAAAAGTATCTGTAGTAGGAACAGAAGTTACCATAAATTTCTTGTCTTCAAAAGTAGCATCACTGTAAGTTGATCCAGCAGGCACCCCACTAACAGAATCAAACATAACGATATCATTTTCACCTAGACCATGAGATCCGGTACATACTACTGTAACTGTTGTTGATGAAGAACTACTTGTAAATTTTGCACCTGTTAAAGTAGTTCTAATTGGATGAATGTCATAATACACTCCTCCTGAATAAACATATAAAATTCTATTGGTTCCTATGGCAGCGTATTTAATACCAGCGTTGTCGTCCCAATGATGAATTGCTCTAGCTGCACCTGT